AACACCGGTTCCGGCGCGCCCAGGGAGAGGCAAGCATCATGGCGTCCCTCGGCGTGACGGGTGTCTACTTCTAAAGGACGCAGTGGCGCGGCGAGGTGACGGATCACCGGCCCAAATAGTCCCGCAGCCCCGCGTCCTCGAAGTGCTGCCGCAGCCGGCCAATGGCGTCATGCAGGGTGGTGCGGGGGACGCCGAGCTGGCGGGCCACTTCGGCGATGGAATGGTCCTTGAGCCGCTCGCACAGGTCGCGCAAGTCGGGCGGCAGCGTGGCCAGGACGGCGGCCACGTCGTGGGCCAGTCCCACGTCTTCCAGACGACTGCGCGGGGCGATGCCGAGGCGAGTGTGCGTATGGTCCTCAGGAATGGTCCTGGCCATCTCGACGCGCTGCCCGTCACAATCGACCACCCGCTTGCTCAGCGAGCTGACGCGCCGGTGGTCGCGCTTCTGGGCCTCGCGGCGGCGGATCAGCGAGATGGCGAAGCGGGAGATCACACGCCGAAGGAAGGCCTGCCGGTCCTGCGGCGGCTCCTTCAGCCGGCGCAGGCACTCCAGGAGGTGGAGGGCGAACTCCTGCTTCAGGTCTTCGCGGTCGGAAGGGGTGAAGCCGTTGCGGCCGATCATCTGCTTGACTCGCTCCTTGATGAGTTTCATGGCGAGGTCGTCGAACAGCTCTTGCATGGGAAGCTCCTCCGCCGGCCGCGGAGGAGGGCGCGTGGGTGAGCCGTCGTCGGCGCGGACCCAGCCCTGTCCGGGAAGGTGTCGTGTGTGATGCCGAAGCGGCGTCACCCACAACGACCTCCACGGTGTGGCCGGTCTGCTGTCAGGTGGTGGAATCAGGAATCAGGAAACGGAACGACGGAAGGCAGAGCCGCTGTCAGGCCGCGGCCTCCTCAAGGGCGACGCGGAACGGCAGCCCGTGTTGCACCTCCAGACGCTCGATGACGCCGTCGCCGAGCGTGTCGAGGCAGGCGAAGAACTCCACGAGCTGGGCCTTGAGCACGAAGTCGCGGAGGGCGGCCTCGGGACGCGGCCCGTTCCGCGCGCCGAACTTGATCTCGCGGACGACGCGGGGCGGCGGGTCGAAGACCGGCTGGCCGTCGAGGATCTCCAGCCGCTCGATGCGGCCGAAGTTGAGGTCTTGCATCAGTTCGACGAGGCGCCGCCGCGCCGGGGACAGGGATGACTTGCTGGACGGGGTCTGCATAGCGAACCTCTCAGCTACTCGCCGGGGCCAGCGGCCGCAGCTTACGGTTGCTGCTGGCCCATCGCCGGCCCGTCACCCCCGACTGGCGAAAATTCGCAGCGAGGGCGATTTCTCGCGGGGCCGGTCACAGGGTTGACGCTCTAAGGCTTGGCCTATCAAGAGGTTCTGGAATTCGACTTTTTTCGGGTTTTCTTCCAAAGGTCCAGCGAGAATTCGCAGCAGCCCCGGCAGCTGCAGTGTTGGTCCAGAATTGCCGGGCCTTCATCCGTCACCTCGCCGCGCCCCTGCGTCCTTTAGAAGTAGAGAGAGCGATTTGCGGAGGACGCATGGCGGACGACCTTGAGGACAAGATCCGTGAGAATGCCCAGGGGCCGTCTAAGGCCTCGGGCGACGCCGGCAGCGTCGAGCAGCACCCGCTGCCCGACCAGATCGAGGCCGACCGCTACCTGACCTCGAAAGAGGCGGTCAAGTCGAAGAAGCGCGGCCTGCGCTTCAACAAGCTCGTCCCACCTGGAACGGAGTAGGCTTGCTGAACTGGTTGACCAATCTGTTTGCTCGGCGCTCCCGGTGCGCGCCGCGCCGCGCAGTGCGCGCCCTCCGCGCCCGCTACGACGCGGCGGTGACCAACGACGACAACCGCCGGCACTGGGCCAACGCCGACGGCCTGTCGGCCAACGCCGCCAACAGCGCCGAAGTCCGCCGCGTGCTGCGGAACCGGGCACGGTATGAGGTCGCCAACAATAGCTACGCCCGCGGCATCGTGCTGACGCTCGCCAACGACGTGATCGGCACCGGCCCCCGGCTGCAGATGCTCACGGACGACGCCGAGGCCAACCGCCGCATCGAGCAGGCGTTCGCCGCGTGGGCCAAGGCGGTCGGCCTGGCCGACAAGCTCCGCACCATGCGGATGGCGCGCGCCCACGACGGCGAGGCCTTCGCCGTCCTGACCAGCAACCCGAAGCTGCCGACGCCTGTGCAGCTCGACCTGCGCCTGGTCGAGGCCGACCAGGTCTGCACCCCGGACTTGTCGGCCCTGGACGCCAACGCCATCGACGGGATTGTCTTCGACGCGGCCGGCAACCCGGTCGAGTACCACATGCTCCGGGAGCACCCCGGCGAGACGAGCCGGCGCTACTTCCTCGACTACGACCGGGTGCCGGCCGCGTCGGTGGTCCACTGGTTCCGGGCCGACCGCCCCGGCCAGGCCCGCGGCGTGCCGGACATCACGCCGGCCCTGCCGCTGTTCGCCCAGCTGCGGCGGTTCACCCTGGCGGTGCTCGCGGCCGCGGAGACGGCCGCCGACTTCGCCGGCATCCTCTACACGGACGCGCCGGCCAACGGCGAGGCCGACGCCGCCGAGCCGTTCGAGCCGATCGAGCTGGAGCAGCGGGCGCTGGTGACCATGCCGGGCGGCTGGAAGATGAGCCAGCTCCAGGCCGAGCAGCCGGCCCGGACAAAGCCGACGTGTCTTCCACTCGGCCACATCCCGACCACTCCGAGAAATCCGCCGACCGATGCGTCATCCGGCGCGCGAACTGGAAAGCTCTTCCGTAGAGGGCCACACGCCGCGGCAGCACAGAACGCGAATTCCATCACCGACGTTCGGGCGGTTCCGGTAGCTGAACAAGGGAGGGGCCGCGTCGCCGTCAAAGATCTTCCAGTGCCGCGGACAACTCGATTCCAGACGGCGTACCTAACAGTTGGGAACATCGGCGGGAGGGGCAGCATGAACGATCCGACACCGGACCGGGCCGATACGGCGATGAGCGACACCGTCGCGGACGCCTGGGCCGAGGTCATCATCAGCATCCACGAGCGGCTCGAGGCCGAGCAGGCTCAACCGAAACCGAACGACGAGGCCACTTCTCCCTCTCGGCCCGTGGCCCGGGTCGCCGCCGAGCATGAGGCCCCCGGCGGCGACCCCACTTCTCCCACCGACGCTGAGGACCGGCCATGCACCGTCTGAGCATCCGCGTCCGATCCGCACACCCGATCTGACCCATGCACAACCCGGAGGCCCCATGAGCCATCGCGACATGGCCGTGGCGAGGCTGCGCGCCGGACTGTGCGTGCTGCCCGCCCGGACCGACAGCAAGCGGCCCGCCCTGGCCGGCTGGAAGGAGTTCCAGAACCGTCTGCCCGACGAGACCGAGATCGCCACCTGGTTCGCCGACGCGCAGGCGATGTGCATCGTCGCCGGGGCGGTGTCCGGGAACCTGGAGATGCTCGACTTCGACGCTGGTGGCACAGCGTTCGACGCCTGGGCCGACCTGGTGCGGAGCGAATCGCCGGACCTGTTCGACCGGCTGGTGAGCGAGCGGTCGCCCTCGGGCGGGCAGCACGTCATCTACCGCTGCCAGGACGGCGTGTCCGCGAACCTCAAGCTCGCCCAGCGGAGGGTGGTCGTGACGTCCGGCGAGCCCGTCGAAATGCACGGCAAGACCTACGTTCCGCGCCGGGTCGGGGACCAGTTCGAGGTGCTGCTGACGCTGATCGAGACGCGCGGCGAAGGCGGGCTGTTCCTGTGCCACCCGACCGCCGGGTACGAGATGCTCCAGGGCGACCTCGCTGACGTTCCCATGATCGATGCTACCGAGCGGGAACTGCTGCTCCGTGCGGCCTGGTCGCTGGATGAACTGCCGCCGACCGTGGCCGAGGATCTCGTCCCGTCCGATCCGTGCGGCCGACCCGGCGACGACTTCAACGAGCGCGGCGATGTCCGCGCTCTGCTGGAGCGGCACGGCTGGGTGCGGGTCCGTCCTGGAGAGAACGAGTACTGGCGCAGGCCCGGCAAGGACGCCGGCTGGAGCGCGACGCTGAAGGCCGGGGTCTTCTACGTGTTCAGCGCGAACGCCGCCCCGTTCGAGCCGAACCGCGGCTACTCGCCGTTCGGCGTGTTCGCCCGCCTGGAATACGGCGGCGACTTCCGCGCCGCTGCCGCCGCGCTCCGCTCGCTGGGTTTCGGTCAGGCACCAACACAGCCCAACACCAACGGCGTCGATGTGTCCCGTTTGGTGAAACCACCGTCACGCCGCAATCGGCTGTCCGCCCGGAGGGTCTCGACCGTGGATCGCGAACAACTGGACTGGCTCTGGCCCGGCCGCATCCCGCTGGGCAAGCTCACCCTCCTGGCCGGCGACCCCGGCCTTGGCAAGTCGCTCGTCACGCTCGACATCGCCGCCCGCGTCTCGACCGGCCGCCCCTGGCCCGACTGCCCGCTGATGCCGCAGCCGGTCGGCGAGGTGCTGCTGTTCAACAGCGAGGACGGGCTGGAAGACACGACCGCGCCGAGGCTCGACAAGGCCGGGGCTGACGACACCAAGATCATCGCCGTCGAGGGCGTCGAGGTGTTCGCCGGCGGGGACAAGCCGACGCGGGTGTACTTCTCGCTCGAACACCACCTGCCGCAGTTGGAGGAGGCCCTGGCCGAATGGCCCGACGTACGGCTGATCGTAATCGACCCAATCAGCGCGTACTGCGGCCAGACCGACAGCCACAAGAACGCCGAAGTCCGAGCCTTGCTCGCCCCCCTGGCCGACCTCGCCGGCCGGTCCCACGCGGCAATCGTAGCCGTAACGCACCTGAACAAGACCGGCGGACCGAAGGCGGTTTACCGAGCCATGGGCAGCCTCGCGTTCGCGGCGGCGTCGCGGGCGGTGTGGGCGGTGGTGCAAAACCCCGACGACCGACACCGCCGGCTGTTCCTGCCGGCCAAGCTGAACCTGGCCCACGACCCGCTCGGCCTGGCGTACCGGGTCGAGGACGGCCGAATCGCTTGGGAGCCCGATCCGGTGGCGATGCACGCCGACGACGCCTTCCGCGCCGAGGCCGCAGGACCAATCAAGGCCGACCGTCCGAGTCAGCGTGACGAGGCCGAAGGTTGGCTGCGCGAGTTTCTCGCTGCCGGTCCCAGGCCATCGAAGGAGGTGTCCGAGTACGGCCAGGAGGCCGGGTTCACACTGATCACCTTGCGGCGAGCGTTCAAGGCGATGGGCGGCAAGCCGACCAAGGGTGACTTCGCCGGCGGCTGGCAGTGGGCGTTGCCCGGCGAAGGTGATCAGCAAGGTGATCAGCCGCCGCTACCGTTGGGTGATGATCACCTTCGGGACGAGTGATCATCTTCGCAAGGCACACCCGAGGGCGACCCAAGGTGATCAACCAAGATGCACACCAGCCCTGACCGTTGAGAGGTGATCATCTTCGGGTTCGATGATCATCTTCGCGGGTAGCGCACGGGCATCGCCACCGAAGGTGATCACACCCGTCGAAGGTGATCACCTCCAGAGTGACAGGGAGCCTGAACATCTTGGCTGATCATCTTCGCGATGGCGGCGTAGGTACTTGGAAAAACCGGCTCAAACCGGGACGCCCGCGGGAACAGCCGCAATGGGAAGCAGACTCTTCCTGTGACACGCCGAGCCTGTCCGGTTCTGCCCGAAGTCGCTGTGACGCGCGAGCTTGCCACGATTCCTACCCCTGTCCGGTTTTTGGCCGCAACACGAACGGAGAAGCGATGGAACTGACCGACGACATCCTGCTGGCGATCCTGGCGGCGACCGACGCGCTGTTCATCCCCGACCGCGACCCGTGCGATCACAACCGCCACGCCGTCCTCTACGAGCGGCGGCGCGACTTTCCCGACGCGGGCATCCCCTGGGCGTCCGAGAAGGCGATGCCCGGCCTCGACGAGACCGGCCGCAAGCAGGTCCAGCGGGCGCTGGAAGGCCTCGTCGGGCAAGGGCTGGTCGATGCCCTGCGGCCCAAGGGGGCCAAGACGGTCGGCGTCCGCCTCACCGACGCCGGCGAGGCGCGGGTCCGGGCGATGTGTGGGCTGCCGCTCTTTGAAGGAGCCCAGGCGGCGGTCGATCACCTGGTCCGCCTGATCGAAGACGACTCGGCCTGCGTGTACATGGGACGCATCTGGACGCCGGAAACCGCCCTGGCCGGCGTCCCCTGGGGCGACGACGAGCGGCGGCACAAATTCGTAGAAGTCGAAGAACGGCTGCTGCCGGCCCTGGTCCGCGGGCTGGTCGTGAGCAATTGCACCGTGCGCGGCCACTGCTGGTACTCGCTCAACGTCTTGCAGCCGACGTTGCCGCCGGTGCCGGCCGACGGGCCGTCCCGGCTCGAACTGGCGCGGGGACAGTACTACGGCCGGGTCAAGCACGAGATGGCCGACCTCCGCCTGGCCGAACCGCTCAACGCCCGCGAGATCGGCGACATCCCCATGCCGGTCTGCCCGCTCCCGGCGCGCACGACGGGCGCGACCGAACCAAAGTGATGCCCGCTGAACTTCACCGCACCCGAGGAGGAAGACCGTGAAATTGACCCTCGCACCCAACGCGGTGCAGATCGAACCGGGCGAACACGCGGCACCCGGTGGCCCGCCAACGCCGACCGCACCCGTCGTCGCCCGGACGCCGCCGGTCGCGTTCCTGGCGAACGTGGCCCAACCGGTGGCCGCCCTGTGCCACAAGGCGGTGGCCCTGTGCCGCCGGATCGCCCCGCTCGACCTCGCCGGCTTGCCGATCTACATCGTGCCGCAGAGCGCCATCGCCGCCCAGTTCGGCGACGCCGCATCGACCTACGGCTACACGATGCAGTGGCTCGACTGGGTGCTCCACGATCCGATCGGCACCGCCTGGCAGGGCCGCGGCCCGTGCATCGTCGTCAACGACCTGGCGATGACGCAAGACCTCGGCCCCGACATCGAGGTCGCGTTCCTGGCCACCGTGATCCACGAACTGGCCCACGTCTTCGAACGCGACATGCGCTACGACGCGCGGCCCGACATATCGGCGGACCGGTTGGTGTTCGAGCGGTTGAAGCTGGCCCACGACGTCGAGCAGCCGGTGCCGGCGTGTGAGCGGGTGCGGACCTACCACCAGCACGACCAGCGGTTCATCCGGGCCGTGCTCCACCTGCGGCACCGGGCCGAGCGATGCGGGGCGATGCTGGTCGCTGCCATGCTCTTCAACGACGGCCCCGCCGTGTACGTCACGCCCTTCGACTACCTGCTCGCCCTCCAGAACGAGCCCGAACGCCGGATCGACGCCGGCATCCGCGAGATTCTGGCCAGCCCGGTCCCGCCGGCCTTCGCCCGGCTGTGGGCCGTCGAACTGGAACTCCTGACCCGCCTCGCCCATTCCCCGAAGGAGACGACGTGATGAACCTGACATCCCTGTTCGACAAGATCGCCGGCCGGCAGCGGCAGCGCGAGCAAGCCCGCATCGACGACTTCCGCGGCCTGGTCCGGGCCATCGCGGAGGGCCAGGAGCCGGACACCGACCGCGTCGATGCTGTCCTTCACGACGCAGGCAAAACGCTCGACGACCTGCGGTCGGCGGTCGAATTGCGGCAGAAGCGGATGGCCATGAAGGCCCAACTCGACACCGTCCCCCAACGGGAGGCCGAGAAAGCCGAGATCGAGAAGAAGATCGCCAAGGCGACCGAGATCCTCAACGCCGCCGAGGCCAAGTACGCCGAGACGACCAACCCGCTCCGCTGGCGACTGGAGGCGATCAAGAGCGACATTCAGCAGACGTGGAGCGTACCCCAGTCGCTGGTGGAATCGTGCCCGTACCCCGAGCTGGTCGAACGCGCCCGGCGGATCGAGAAGGCCAGGGTGGAGGCGCACGACGAGGCGACCCGACTGCGCCGGCAGATCGAAGAGCACCTCATGGCGATCCGCGAGTACAAGTCCCAGGCCGAGAACTCCTCCTACCGGCCGCACCAGCAGGAGTACCTCGACCGTGCCAAGCACCGCGAGAATCGGTTGGCCGAGACGCAGTCGAAGCTGACGGAAACGCTCAAGCGAATCGAGGAACTGGAGAAGCAGGGAGCCGCGATCCGCGACGAGATGCTCGTGCCGTGATCCGTGGCCGCGATGGTCAACCGGGCGGCTCGCCCCGTCCGCGATGGTCTTTGACAACTCGGTGCATGACGTGAGCCGCCGGGGCATCGCGCCCCGGCGGCTCGGTGCCAAGCCGCCTTCCGGTCCCCGGTCTCCGGGGTAAAGCGGGCGAGCGAGCGGTACTCGAAACCAGGATCCCTGTGCTCACCGGCCACAGGGCCAAACGGCCGTCCAAGGAGATGCGAGGAACGTGCTCACCGTAGCTGACCGCACTTCTGTGGGCCGGGAACCGATTTGGGGATAACCGCCAACCGCTCCGACCCTGCGAATCACCTGCCGTCGAAGCCGTTCGCCCGCGGACAACGTTTATGCACATGAAGACCTTCGTATCCCGCCTCGTCCCCTGGTGAACAACTCGTCTTCACCGACAGTCCGCGACGATTCCCATGCTCCGAGCCTGAGCTTCCGAAAACACCGTCAGCCACTGCCGTAAGTAGCGCTCGGTATGAGCGGGGCACGCTGGCTCAATCTCGGCAGCCAGCCAACCCAAGTCGAGTTGCCCCGCCGCTACCAACGCCGCAGCGACTCCCGCCGGTGATACTGACCCGAAATAGTAGCTACCGGGGATAGACCGCAATCCTAGTTCGTCCAAGCCGACTAAGTCAGAAGATGCCACCAGTGGAAACACTACGCGGATCAGTTCGGCCACGGAGCCGCCGACCTCATCAGCCACAGACGCCAGCGATTCCCCGACCTCCATGAGTTCGGTGGCACTATTGCTGTGCCAGCAGGCCAAGTCGTAACCCCACACCAACCGGCCCTCGGGCGGCTCTTTCAACGCCGCGATACGATCCAGGGCCGCGACGCGCGCGGCTGGATCGGGCAGACCCGCGAGCCACTCCCAGTTCACCAGACCGATGCCGACCTGCATGACACCTTTTCCCGTGCTATCGAACCAAGAAATTCAAATTGGCTACAGGCTCAAGCTACTGGAGGCGTATCGATCATCATGCACCTTAAGCATCCAACCGCCGCTCAGTCATCGTCATCGCTGGCCAGCGTTCGGATTGAACGGTGATCATTTACGGGGGATCGATGACCTGAATCGTGACCCTGTCCTGGCCCAGAACGGCCTTCGCTTCATCCCACAGTTTCTTACAGGTTGGGCTGGCGTCGAACGTGGCCTTGGCTTGCGGGTCGAGCATCAGCCCCACCTTCTGGTCGGTCTTCCGGGCGTGCTCGACGGCTACCTTCAACCACACCCGGAAACTGTCCAAGTTCGTCAAGGCTTCGGGGCCGACCTTGACCTGCCAGAGCACGCCACCTGCGACTAGGTCCATGTCGCTTGTCTTGACCTGGACGACATCGCGCCCCGTCTTGGGGTCGCGCAGGGTCACCTCTTCCGTGACGCTCTTGTTGATCGCCTGCAGGGTGTCCTTCGCCTTCGCCGCCTCGCGAACCTCGACCACAACCCCCTTGACGGCGTCGTTCGTCACCTTGAGCCGCTTCAGCGTCGGGACAAACCCCTCTACATCCGCGATTGTTGCGAGGTTGCGGAGCAAATCCTCGGGCCGGACGTTCAACTCTTGGAGTTTTTGTTTGTTATCAATGAAGATCTGCTTCAGCAGAGCCTCAACCTTCTCCGGAGTATCGACCAGGGTGCGAGGACGGTTGGTACCCCTCCACTTTGTGGTACGGTCGAGCACAGTGTCCAGGTGTTTGAGGGTCTCCCCCAGTTTCGCTGCGTCTCCCTCGACATTCTTGATGACTGCCTTGACCACGTCTTCACCGAGCGCGTCATGCAACTTTGTCCACAGCAGCTTGTCCGCATCGGACAGGCCGGCCGGGGCATCCGGAGCCTTGGGACGGCGCTTCGCTGTCCCCACGGGGGGGACGGCGGCGACCTCAGCCGGCTGGCCCGGTTGGGGCTGCGCCTTCGGCTGGCCGTCGTTGACCTGCATCTTGCCGTCGGCGCGGCGGGTGGTCAGGTTCTTGGCGTCGCCGCCGGCCTCCTTCACCGCCTTCAGGTTCGCGGCACCCTTGACCACCTTCACTGCTCCGACTCCGGCCAGCGCGGGGGCGGCCTCGCCGACGACGCCCTTGAGGGCTTTGATCAGGTGGTCGGCCGCGCGGTTGAAGTCCTCTGGCCGGCGGGCGTTGGCGGCGATGCCGAGGAACTTGAATACGTCCTCGCCGATCTCCAGGACCGCCTTGCCGGTCATGATGTAGCCGAAGACCGTCGCCCCGCCGAGGATGACCGGGCCAGCCGGGGTCATTGCGGCAACACCCAGCCCGGCCATCGCACCGGCCATGATCGCCAAGTTCTGCGGTTTCACCAGTTCGAGCACCGCCTCGCGGAGTTCCCCCTCGAGCTTCGACTTCCCCTCCGCATCCTTGGCATCCAGCGCCCGCTGGAGGGCCGCCTGGAGCTTTTGCTCCAGGTCCATCTTGGCGATGTTTTTGAGTTCCTCGACCTCCCGTTGAAGGGCTTGTGCTAGCTGCTGCCCCTCCTTCGTCAGCGCACGTGGCGGACCTCCCGGACCGACCTCGAAATTAATGCGGTCGAGGATTTGGGTTGCCCAGCCTCGATACTGGACCGCGTTGGGTGAATTCGGGTTTACCTGCTGAATGCTGTCGGCGATCTCGTTAAACGCCTTTGATAGTCTCGCCCGGCGAGCACCGTCATCGTCGTATGCCTTGATCTTGGCGTCTGCGGCCGCCGCGCTGGCCTTCGCGTACGCATTGACGTCATCCGACCACTGCTTCAGTTGCGCATCAGTCGGGCCGGCCTTCGTTGCTTCAGGATTCGGCTCAACCGGCTCAGGCGCAGGGAGCGGGGGCCCGATCCGCTTACTGAGTTCAGAGTCGCGCTGCGTATCGCTGAACGCATCCAACAGGTCTCGGATCAGTTGCTTCTGTTCGGCGGCTGTGGCCGCTCCCCACCACACCTGAAGCAACTCAGCGTCGTCACCCTGTAGCTGGTTCCACCACTCGGTTACCTCCTTGACCCGCCGGAAGTACTCCTCCTTCGTCCAGCCGCGGAAGTTCTCGAGCAAGTCGCTCGGCAGGGTCGGAACGCGCAGTTTTTGCTTCAACTCATCGGCGGCGGCAGTCGCCCTCCCCCGGTCGTCGTTCGGACCGGGCTGTTGGCCGGGCGGCGGGTCGGCCAGTGTCGCCGCCACGAACTGCGGGTCGGTCGCTCCGTTCGCAATCAGGGAACCCGTCAGGTCGCCTGGGTCACCGCGCACGATCACCATCAGCCAGTCCGACGGTGGCGGAGCATCAGGGTAATCCGAGGTCGCCCGCCCCGTCCCCTTGGGCGCCCACACCCGCAACCAGTTGATCCCCGAGGAAACCACTCCGCTCACGTACCCGCCGGCAAGAGCAATGGCTTCCCCGTTTCCAGCGATCACGTCGCCGGTGATGTCCCCGCCAGCCCACACCTCGGCAGAGGCGGTCGCGACCACATTCCCCGACACGTTGCCGTCAGCCCGCACGAGGGCGTTGGCGAAGATCGACTCATTCCCAGCCGACACGTTCCCAGACACGCACCCGCCCGCTTCGATGTAGACTTCCAACCCGGCCGTGATCGCTCCGGTTACGTGCCGACCGGCCCACGCGAAGATTTGCCCGCCGGAAGAAAGCAGACCACCTGTGATGTCGACGAGTGCATGAGCCTCGACTCCGAGTGCCGCGGAAACAGGCCCAGTCACGTCTTTACCCTTGACGACCGCGTAGTCGCCGGATACGGCACCGCTAATCACCCCACCTGCCGAGACCACAGCTTCGTTAAGGGTGGTGGATACGGCCCCGCTCACCATCCCCCCAGCAGTGACCAGCGCCCCACCGACCGCAGAGATATTCCCAGTGACGTCCCCGCCAGCGAACACCTCGGCGTCACCCCACGCGTCCTGGTCCAGATCTCCGGCCGTAATTGGTCCGGTCACCGACCCACCAGCATCGATCATCACTCCATACGGCGCGGATACAGACCCGGAGACTGAGCCCGAGGCGAACACTGACGCTTCCAAGCCGTGCGAGGTCACGCTTCCGGTGACATCTCCCCCCGCGGAAACATCGACATGCCCCCAGCCGGATATCGCTCCAGCTACAGCCCCGGACGCGTCAACATAGGCAGCGCCCGTCGCAGTGACCGGCGCAGTCACGATACCGCCCGCTAACACTTGGGCGTCGGCCCAGAATTCGTCATCCCCCGCCACGACCGAGCCGGCCACACCGCCGAGCGCGGCCATGACGGTCACACCCCGCCGGCCGCGGATGGCGGCATCGACCTCACCACCAGCAGTTACGACGGCCTTACCGTCCTGAGCTGTGACTTCGCCAGTCACATCCCCACCGGCGGTCAGATCGACTCCCCAGCCGGCGGACGCCCCCTGTGACACGTCGCCGGTCGCCGCGACGGACAGGTCGTACTTGTCGGCGAACACGAAGCCGCCCAGCCGACCTGGGCCAAACGAAATCGGGTCGGCCCCGGCAACGACGGCAGCGATTCCCCCCTCTTCGGCACGCACGTCCCCGTCTATATGCCGGCCCGCCATCACCCCGCCGCCATAGCGGACGTACGAATCCTCTTCTCCGTCTTCGCCGATGGTTAGGTATTCCTTCACCCACCCGATGTTCCCGGTCTGCGCGGTCAAGCTGCCCGTGATGTCCCGTCCGGCCTCCACCTGGGGCGGAATGGGGCCGGAGAAGTACGGGTCTTCCCACGGCGGAGTCTCACCCGGCCAGTATCCGATCCCGACCGCCGCGGTCGCTCCCCCGGTAATGTCCAGCCCAGCCAAGATCTGCCGGATGCCGCCGGTCTCGGCGACCAGCACTCCAGACACATCGCGGTCGGCCTGAACCAGTCCAATGTTCCGCCCGGCGGTGACCGCCCCGGCAACGTCCTGAGTCGCCGTCACCTCCCCCACGTCGCGGCCTGCGGTTACGTTCCCGGACACGTCTCCCGGCATGCTGGTCTCGTCCGGCACCGGCATCTCGTCCCAACCACCGGCCCGCACCGACCCGATGTCGCGGCCGGCGGTCACGGCCCCGCCCACGTGCTGCCCGGCACCGACGCTCCCGATGTCGCCGGCGGCGGTCACGGCCCAGCTCACGTCGCGACCGGCGGTGACCGAGGTCACGTCGCCGGTCGTCGCGGTTACAGGCCCACTCACGTCCCCGTCCCTGGCGGACACCCCGGACGGATATGCGGGCGTTGAGTAATACCCGAACGGCCGCCAGTCGGGGGCTGGGTCGCGGACGACCGACCGCCCGACGTCGGTCTGGGCGGTCACCGCGCCGGCCACGCTCCCATCCGCCTTCACTCCCAGGACAAACCCGGAATTGGCTCGAACTGCTCCGAGGATGTCACCGGTCGCCTCGACCGAGTGGACGTCACGACTGGCTGTGACCGATCCGACCACGCGGCCCGGCGCGTACGGCGTCCATTCCCCCTCTTCCGGGAACTCGGGGTCGGGCGACGGAGTGAAGACCCCGCCACCCCCGGCGCGCACGGACCAGATGTCGCCCCCGTTTGCCGTCACCTCGTCGAGGATGTCCCGTCCCGCTGACACGCCGACGATGCTGCCGCCGGCCGTCACCGGTCCGACCACGTCCCGGCCGGCCGACACGCCGCCGTAGTAGGTCGCGTAGTACCACGTCGAGAAATCGTTCGGGTCGGCCCCGGGGATGTAGGCACCGCCTATCGACAGCCCGGCCGACACCACCCCGCCGACGTCGAGACCCGCGTAGACCGATCCGAGCCAACCGCCGGCCGACACCGATGAGGTGTTCGTGCCGGCGGACACGCGGGTCACATCGCCGCCAGCCGAAACCGCTCCCACACTCGTGCTGGCGGTCGCCTCGCCGATATCATCCGTTGCACTCACCGTCCCGATGCTCGTGCCAGCGGTGATGGTCCCTACATCGTCGCCGGCGGAGACGTTGCCGATCGACTTGCCGGCGCGAGCCGAGACGTCGCGGCCGGACAGGTCGCCGATCGTCCACCCGGCATCGACGTACAGGTCGCCGCCGATGCTGACCGAACTCACGTCACCGGTCGCCTTGATGTACAGGTTGTCGGCCGCCCCGGACCAGGTGACATCTCCGCTCCCGTCCCCCAATGCCCCGTACACCTCGAACGCGAACGCGGCGATCTCCTCGGGCGGAACCTCTCCGCCGTAGCCGCCCGGGTCCGGTGGCGGGGGTGCGCCGGGGGAGACGGAGACCGCTCCGCCGCCGCCACTCACTTCCAGCCATCCCCCTCCCAAGTTTTGCAGGGTGACCGTGACGCCGACCTTGGACCCGTTCTGCCAGTAGCCGTCGTCCCACCATGAGCCGGGGGCGACCGCGTCCAGGACGATCCGGTCCTCCAGCGGCTCGGCGTGCAGTCGCTGGAGGATGATCGGTTGGGGTTTTCGCCGCCACGGGGAGAAGAAGGCCTGGCGAAGCTGAGAGACGAGCGACGGGATGGACCAACGGCGCATGGGCGTGCCTCGGGCAAGGATCATCTGGCCGTGTCGTGACGACCACCGTTTGTCGGTTCAGCACCGTGCGATAAGGAGGGAAGGTATTCGGCGCAACGCGATGCCGCAAGAGGTCCAGTGCTGAAAAATCGGGGAAATCGTCACGACCGAATCCTATGGTGCAATCCGATCATCCGCTCCCCAGTGTTTCGAGCCGGTCGGCCAAGGATCGCACAGCGGCACGAGGGTCGAACCGCTCGTACCGGCGGGCGAACCGTCTGGCCGCGGCCCGGTAGAGGGGGTTGGCGTACACCTCCCGCACCGCTTCCGCCACCGCTTGGGGGTCGGCGCGGGAGGCGATTCGCCCGGCCCCGAGGGCGACGGTCCGCAGCGCGACCAGCACCTGCTCCAGGTAGATTGGCACCTGCACGACCGGCTTGCCGGCCAAGAGCACGCCCACCGTCGTCCCGTGGGTGCCGTTCAGGACAGCGAGGTCGCACTCGCCCCCCGCGATCCGGATGTCCGCCGGCTGGTCGAGAAGCCGGACGCCGGCCGCACGGGCGGTGGTGGCATCCGCCGCCGCCAGCCCCGGCACGTGTGCGACCACCTCGCCCCCGACGCGCCCGACCGCTGCGAGTACCTCGCCGATCCCCGCGGTCGGCTTGAGGTAGGCGAAGACGCGCGGGCGGCGGTCGGTCAACCACCCCAGATCGTTCCCGCGGTCGTTGGCCCAGACGCCGGCGTAGCGGCAGCCGGGCCGGGCCGGGTAGTGGTCGAGTTCCGGCAGCGTGCGCAAGACGAGCGCGTCGGCGTCCATGAAGAGACGGGCAAGGGTCGGCGCGGGCGGTTGGCCATCTGCGTGCAGGACGTGGTTCACGGTCCCGAGGACGATTTGCTCGTCGCGGGCCAGTTCCTCGGGGTCGTGTTGGACCCAGCGGCGCAGGCAGGGGAGCGGGGCGAGGGCGGGCGGGCAGGTGAACCCGGTGCCGATCACGACCCGAATGGTGGGGAATCCGCGGGCAGCCACCAACGCGGTCGGGCTGTGCTCGCAGAGGATCAGGTCCGGACGTTCGGCGTCGAACACCGCCCGCCACGCGGCGACTCGGTCGGCGAGAGCGGCCGGGTCGTGGAACCCGCTGTTGTGCAAGATGTGGGCGAAGGTCATCGGGCGGGCGACCGGGGAAGCGGCTGGCGTCGGCCGGGCCGGCACGGGGAGGATCCGGAAGTCTGGGGGCGGGAGGAATCGGGCGGCCGCGGGCGGGTGCCTCACGACGGCCGTGACGGTGTGCCCGCGGCCGCGGAGTTCGTGCAAGAGGGGCGCGCACCCGGCCAAGTGCCCGGACCCCTCCCCGAGTTCCCAGGCGAACAGGATTCGGCGGTGGCGGGTCATGCGACGCGGTTTCCGGGATGTTGGCTGTCATGATGGAACTGGCATGGTAGCACGCCATCTGGATGTGCAGAAGGCCCGGAACTCCTGGGAAATCCACGCGGAACCCGGTGGACGGCCCGCCGCACCCGAGGTAACTGACTGTCCTGACGCGGGGCGACGTTCGCCCCGCAAAGGCGCGAACCCAGATGGGAGAACGACAATGGCGACCCAGGCGAAGACCCCAAAGAAGACGGCGAAGGCCAAGACCGCCGCGACGAAGCACTCGAAGCGGCACGCCGCGCCCGCGAAGAAGCTCAGCCAGATCGAGGCCGCGGTCGAGGTGCTGAAGGCGGCCGCGGAGCCGATGACGTGCAAGCAGATGGTCGAGGTGATGCTGGCGAAGAAACTCTGGGCCTCGCCCGCGGGCCGGACACCAGAAGCGACCCTCTACGCCTCGATACTCAGGGAACTGACCACCAAGGGCAAGGACGCCCGCTTCGTCAAGGCGGCACCCGGCCGCTTCGCACTCAAGGCCTGATCCCAACCACCATCCCACGCGAGCCGCCAAGTGCGGCTCGCTCCCTTTTCCGAGAGGAGGTTTTGCATGAACGACCACCGCAAGCCCGCGGTCGGATACATCCGCATGAGTACCGACCACCAGCATGACAGCCCCGCCCGCCAGCGCCACGACATCGAGGCCCTGGCCCAGCGGCTGGGCTTCCACATCATCCGCTGGTACGAAGACCACGGCCTGACCGGCACCGAGTCGAGCAAGCGCCGCGAGTTCCAGAAACTCCTCGCCGACGCCAAGGTAGGCACCTTCCGGGCCGTGCTGCTCTCCGAGCAGTCCCGAATGTCCCGCGAGGACATCTTCGACGCCATGCAGCACTGGCGGAAGTTCCGCGACGCCGGGGTTTCGATCATCACCTGCCAGCGGGGCGAGTTGAAGTTCGACAACCTCGGCGGGGTCATCACCGCCATCGTCGATCAGTACGGGGCGCGCGAAGAGTCGGTCAAGCTCGCCCAGCGCGTCGCCAGCGGGCTGCGGCTCAAGGCCAGGCAGGGCCAGCGCATCGGCGGCATGGTCTTCGGCTACGACCGCGAGGTTCTGGACGACACCGGCCGGGTGGTCAAGCGGGTCCACTTCCGCGAACGCTTCCGCAAGCCGATCACCTGGAAGACCCGACTCATCCCGTCCGAGGACGCCGCGGCGGTCGCGGCGGTGAAGTGGGCCTTCGCGGCCGTCCGCCAGGGCCAGACGGTCGGGGCCGTCGTCCGCGAACTGCAGGCCCGCAAGCTGCTCACCGTCTACGGCAACCCGTTCGACTACGGCAGTACGCTCGGCCTGCTCACCAACCCGACCTATGCCGGCACGCTGCGGGTCGGCGTCGATTCGCGGGCCAAGTTCTGCGCTCTGACCGACGACCTCATCGTCGTCGAGAACGCCCACGAATCGCTGGTGCCGCCCGAGCAGTTCGAGGAGGTGCAGCGGATCCTCGCCGGCCGCAAGCAACAGCACGAGCGTGTGCCGGGCCGGCACACGCTCGCCGGGCTAGTGTGCTGCGGGCACTGCGGCCGACGGATGAGCGGCGTCCACCGCAAGGACTACAACCACGGCCGGGGCGGGCGGTTCTACCACTGCGATCCCCACGCGCAGAAGCGAGGCTTCGACCCGACCTGCCCGCACCCGGCCGTGCGGGCCGACCGTCTGGAGGCGTTCGTGCTGGAGGCGATCCGCACGCAACTGATCGATGCCGGGGCCGAGGAACGCATCCGGGCGGCGATTGTGCGGTCGCGGTCGAAGCAGGCGACGCAGACCAGCCAGGACGAGCAACGGCTGGTCGAGGTGCGGCGGAAGATCGTCCGCGGCACCGAGAACCTCGCTCTGGCTGACCGTGAGGACTTCGCCGGCATCTCGAAGCTCTTGGAGGAGTGGCGGGCCGAGGAGGGCCGGCTGGCCGAGCAGATCGAGCGGCGGAAGGACGAACTGAAGCCGCTGCCCGAGGCCCTGCGGGTGATCGCCCGGTTCGCCGAGTACCGCGACCAGTTGCAGAAGGCCGACCGGGTGGCCCTGGCCAACGCGCTGCGGGTGACGGTCGCCGCGATCTCGATCCGGGTGCGGGAAACGCGGACGGGTGGCATCGAGCACACCGAGTTCGTCGGCGAACTGCGGTTTCATCCAGGGTTCGGGATCGGCCGGCCGGTGGCGATCCCGGACGAGGCAATAGGCACCCGGAAGGTCTGGCGCGAGATCGCGTTGCTGGCGCAGGCGGCACGCGGGCCGATCCGCCTGGCCGACGTGATGCGGCACATCGACACGACCGACCCGTCCCTGGCGAGCTACCACCTCCGGCGGGCGGTGAAGGCCGAGTTGCTGAAGAAGGTCGGCCGCACCGGCGGCTGGGTGGCGATCTGACCGACCAGCACCTCCCTCCTCATCTCCAGTTGAAACCACGTCAACTTTGTCCGGGCGGTTCAGCCGGCGACGACTTACGCCGAGTTCAAGCGGGAGGTCCTCAACGAGATCGCCCGCTGCCTGAACATGCCGTTCAATGTCGCGGCCGGGAACTCGTCGGGCTACAACTACGCCTCCGGCCGGCTGGACCACCAGACCTACTTCAAGGCGATCCGCGTCGAGCAGGCGCACCTGGAGTGCGCCGTACTGGACCGCGTCCTCGCCGCCTGGTTCGACGAGGCGGCGCTGATCCCCGGCCTCCTGCCCGCCGGCCTGGGGCTGATCGCCGACTGGCCGCACCAGTGGTTCTGGGACGGCCACGAGCACGTCGATCCGACCAAGGAAGCCAGCGCCCAGGCGACGCGACTGGGCAACCACATGACGACGCTGGCCCACGAGTACGCCAAGCAGGGCCGGGACTGGGAGGAGGCCCTGCGCCAGCGGGCCAAGGAGCTGGCGCTGATGCAGGAGCTGGGGCTGACGACGGCGCCCGCGCCGCCGACGCCGCCAGACGAAGAACCGCCGGACGACGAACAGGGGCCGGACGAAGAAGAGGAGCCCGCGGATGGCGACGAAGACGCTGAAGACGCCGAAGGTGATCCGCGCGAGCGCGAAGCGGCCGTCGCCTGACCGTCGGCTCAACCTGCTCGCGGAGGCGGTCACTTTGGAGGCGGCGCCCACCGAGGGCGACGCGCAGAAGCTGCGGCGCTTCACCATGACCGCCTACACCGGCGGGGCCATGCAGCTGGCCGGCTGGCGCTACCCGGTCGTCGTGGACCTGGCCGGCCTCGACGTGGGCCGGCAGCGCCGGCCGATCCTCCTCGACCACACCCGCGATGTGGACTTCGTGCTGGGGCAGACCGACTCCGTCGCGGTCATGAACAATCAGCTCCTGGTCGCCGGCCAGGTGATGGGCGACTCGCCCAAGGCCCGGCAGGTGATCGCGCTCAACGACCGGGGCTTCGCCTGGAAGGCGTCCATCGGGGCGCGGGCCGAGCAGGTCGAGTTCGTGCCCGAGGGCAAGACCGCGCAGGCCAACGGCCGGGAGTTCGCCGGCCCCGTCAACATCGCCCGGCGGGCCATGCTGGGCGAGATCAGTTTCGTCGTGCTGGGCGCGGACGAGAACACCTCGGCGCAGATCGCCGCCAACGCAGACCAGGTAACGGAGACCGACCACATGGACTTCGCGCAGTGGCTCGAAGCGCAGGGCTTCGCCCTCGACACGCTCACCGAGCAGCAAGCCAAGAGCCTCCGGGCCATGTACGACGCCCAGGCCGGCAAGAAGAACACGCCCCAGGACCCGCCAAACCCCGCGACCGCCATCCGCGCCGAGGCGGCGGCCGAGGTCAAGCGGATCGCGGCCGTCCGCAAGGTCTGCGGCGGCAAGCACCCCGAGATCGAGGCCAAGGCCATCGAGGAGGGCTGGGACGCGACCCGCGCCGAGCTGGAGATCCTCCGCGCCTCCCGGCCGCAAGGCCCGACGATCCACACGACCAACGGCAAGCCGCCCACGGCCGCGGCCGTCGAGGCGGCGCTGTGCCTGTCGGTGCGGATGCCCGAGGCCAAGGTCCTGGCCTGGTACGGCCCGCAGACCGTCGAGGCGGCCCAGTCCCGCGACCTGCGCGGCATGGGCCTGCACGAGCTGTTCTACCACGTTATCCACGCGGCCGGCGGCCACGCCCGCCCCGGCCGCATGACCGACGACACGATCCGCACCGCCTTCGAGGCCGACCGCGCCCTCCGCGCCGCCGCCGGCGGGTTCTCGACCATCAGCCTGTCGGGCATCCTCTCCAACGTCGCCAACAAGGCGCTGCTGGAGGCCTACAGCGCCGTCGAGGGCGTGGCGACCCGCATCTGCGCCCAGGCCGATGTGAACGACTTCAAGCAGGTGACGCGCTACCGCCTGACCGGCCAGGGCACCTTCGAGAAGGTCGGCCCCGACGGCGAGCTGAAGCACGCCCAGCTCACGGAGGAGTCGTACACGAACCAGGTCGATACCTACGGCAAGATCATCGCCCTGACCCGGCAGATGATCATCAACGACGACCTGGGCGCGTTCCTGCAGATCCCGCGCATCCTCGGCCGGCAGTCGGCCCTGGCCGTCGAGTCGGCGGTGTTCACGCTCTTGCTGTCCAACCCCGGCGGCTTCTTCAGCGCGGCCAACAAGAACTTCCAGAGCGGTGCCGGCACGGCGCTGCAGATCAGCTCGCTGACCACCGCCGAGCAGCTGTTCCTCGACCAGACCGACAAGGACGGCAAGCCGATCCTGATCTCGCCGGCCATCCTGCTGGTGCCGACTTCGCTCAAGGTCACGGCCCAGCAGCTGATGACCGAGACGCGGGTCAACGAGACGACGACCGCCGACAAGCCCAGGCCGGCCAACAACCCGCACGCGGGCAAGTGGGAGCCGCTGGCCTCGCCCTACCTCAACGCGCAAGGGATCGCCGGCGGCAGCGCGACCGCCTGGTATCTGTTCGCCGACCCGGCCGACGTGGCAGCCATCGAGATCGCCTACCTGCGCGGCATGCGGACGCCGACCGTGGAGAGCGGCGAGACGGACTTCGACACGCTGGGGATGAAGTGGCGCGGCTACTTCGACTTCGGCGTGGCGATGCAGGACTTCCGGGCCGCGGTCAAGAGCGCCGGGGCGTAAGGGGCCGGGCAGTCTGCAGTCTGGAGTCTGCAGCCAGACCCGCAGCAGGCTGGTCTGACCTTGGCTACGGACTGCAGACTGCAGACTACGGACTTGTTCAGGAGACTGACTCATGCCTCAAGCAACCTTCGTCCACGAAGGGGCCTCCATCGACTACACGCCGGCCGCCGACGTGGCCGCCGGCGACGTGGTCGTGCAGGGCGACCTGGTAGGCGTCGCCAAGCTCGACATCAAGGCGGGCAAGCTCGGGGCGCTGGCCGTCGAGGGCGTCTTCGACTTTGCCAAGGCGACCGGGGCCGGCACCGCCATCGCCGTCGGGGCACTGGTCTACTGGAACGACGCCGCCAACCAGGCGACGACCACGGCCACGGGCAACAAGCAGATCGGCAAGTCGGTGCGAGCCGCCGGCGACAACGATCCGACCGTGCGCGTTCGCATGGACCAGTGAGGATGCCATGCCCGACCTGCTGCAGTCCGGCTCCGATTGGCTGGCCGACCAGCTCAAGGCCCACGCCTCGCGGCCGGTCGTCTACCGCCGCGGGGCGCTGCAGGTCGCGGTGCAGGCGACGGTCGGGCGGACGCTCCTGAAGCTCGACGACGGCTATGGCGGCGTGCGCATGGAGTGGACTGACCGCGATTTCCTGATCCATGCGGCCGACCTCGTTCTCGGCGGCACGCCGACATTGCCCGAACGAGGCGATGTCATCCGCGAGACGCAGGGGACCGAGACCTTCATTTACGAGGTCATGGCACCCGGCAAAGAACCGCCCTGGCGCTGGTCGGACGTGTTTCGCAAGGTGCTGCGGGTTCACACCAAGCAAGTGGGAGTTGAGTGATGCTCGAACTGTTGCGACAGCTGCTCGGTTTGTTCAGCCAGGAACAGGGGCGATTCCGCGAAGTCATCCCCATCCTCCGCGCGATCATTCACAGCGAGGCGCTGACCGAAGCCGTTCGCGCCAGCAAGTCGCCGGTGGACGACCTCATCCTCCGGGTCGTGCGGGCACTCGTCCCCCAGGAATGACGCATGCCCGCGACGATCATTGCCATCGCCGACGCCGTGGTCGCCCAGCTGAACGCGACCCTGTTCAGCCAGCCACTGACCGCCGAGCGGCACTACCAGCCGCGCTTCGAGCTGTCGGAGATGACCGAGCTGAAGGTCAGCGTCGTGCCCCGGTCGCTCGCCTCGAAGGCCCTGGACCGCAGCCGGGACAGCTTCGATTACCTGATCGACGTGGCCGTGCAGAAGAAGACCGACATGAGCCGGGCGGCGCTCGACGCCCTGATGGCGCTGGTCGAGGAGATCGCCGACCACTTTCGGACGCAGCCGCTCGCGGCCTATCCGAACGCCCGCTGCACCGAGGTGAAGAACGAGCCGGTCTACGCGCTGGAGCACCTGGACGAGCTGCGGCAGTTCACCAGCGTCCTCACGCTGACCTTTCGCGCCTGGAGGTGAGCCGTGATCGGCATGACGTTCCAGGCCGCCAAGGGCAGCTTCTTCGACCGCGAGAAGGTCAAGCGCTCGGTGGACGCCGGCACGCGGAGGGTGCTGTCCAAGTTCGGCGCGTTCGTGCGGCAGCGGGCCAGGACCTCGATCCGTAAGCGCAGGGGGACCAGCCCGCCGGGCTCGCCGCCTTACTCGCACGTGGGCCTCTTGCGGAAGTTCATCCTGTTCGCCTACGACCCGCAGCGCCGGAGCGTCGTCATCGGCCCGACGCTGACGAAGGAAGGGTCCCAGGCGCCGCGGCTCTTGGAGCACGGCGGCGACGCGGTGCTGGAGGAGGGGGGCAAGCCGCGGCGCGTGCGCTACCGGCCCCGGCCGTTCATGCAGCCGGCCCTGGAAGCGGAGAAGCCCAAGCTGCCGGCCCTGTGGCGCGACTCGGTCCGCTCGTAGAGGAGACCAACGATGGCTGTCCGACTCGGACTCGACGCTCGGCTGTACCGCAACACCGGCACCTTCGCCGCCCCGGTCTGGAACCCGGTACAGAACGTCAAGGACGTGACCCTCAACCTGGAGGCCGGCGAGGCCGACGTCTCGACCCGCGGCACGGGCGGCTGGCGGGCCACGGTCGCCACGCTCAAGGACGCTTCCGTCGAGTTCGAGATGGTCTGGGACACGGCGGACGACGACTTCGCCAGCATCCGCGACGCCTTCCTCAACCGTGGCGCGGTGGAGTTCGCCGTGATGGACGGCGATATCGCCGCGCCCGGCTCGCAGGGGCTGAGGGCCACGTGCATGGTCACCACCTTCAGCCGCAACGAGCCCCTGGAGGAGGCGGTCACGGTGAGCGTGACGATCAAGCCGACCTTCGCCGCCAACCCGCCCCTGTGGCTCGTCGTGCCGTGATCCACCCTTCAGGAGGCACCATGCGTTCGCTGCTCTTGGTTTCCCTGGTTCTGGTTTGCTCGCCTGCCGCGGCGCGGGCGGACACGCTCCACATCGCGGGCGAGACGAAGTACAAGCCCCACGCCCTGGTCCGCCTCCGCGCCGAGGGCGTGGACGCCAAGGCGGCCCTCCTCTGGCGGGTCCACCCGTCGAAGGGCGTCGAGCGCGCGACCACGCCGCGCGGGGTGCTGGAGTTCGCCGCTCATCCCGGCACCTACGAGGTCGAGCTGCTCGTCATTCGGGCCGTGGGCGACGGCCTGCAGGTGGATGAAGCGCGGGTCACGGTGGAGATCGAGCCGTGCCCGCCGGTGCCTCCCACCCCGCCGGTGCCGCCGAAGCCCGACCCCAAGCCGCCGGGCGGCGGCAAGCTCGACCCGGTGAACGCCCTGGGCCGCATCCGCTTCGGCAACGCCGGCTGCACGGCCACGGTGATCGGCCCGCGCCGGCCCGACGGCCGCTGGGACGTGCTGACCGCCGCCCACTGCGTCTCGGGCGTGGGGCAGCGCGGCACGCTCACCCTCAAGGACGGCAGGACGCTGGGGCTGCGGGTGGTCGCCCACCACCGGACCCCCGACGTGGCCTGGTGCGTGACGGAGGAGGAGGTCGCGGACCTGCCCTACGCCCTGATCGCCGCCAAGAACCCCGAGCCGGGCACGCCGATCTGGCACATGGGCTACGGCGTGGACCGGCCGGGCAACCGCGAGGACGGCACGGTCGTCGAGGGCGAGAACGGCCAGGGCCAACTGCGGATGAACCTGAGCGTGTCGTCGGGCGATTCCGGCGGCGGCATCTTCCGCAGCGACACGAACGAACTCGTCTCGGTGGTCTGCTGCACCAGCGGCATGGGCCGCAAGGCGTCGATGTGGGGCTGCTCGGCGGAAGTCGCCCAGCGTACCCGCCCCAGGGCGACGGACGACGAGGAGGCCTGGATGCCGGTCCCGATCCCCCTCCGGTCCTGGCCCGCCGAGTTCGACGACGAGTGGCAGCCGGTCCCGATCCCGATCCGTGTGGCCAGGTGACAGACCAGGAGACGCCGATGCGGACCTTCACCGACAACGCGGGGCGGACCTGGACCATCGCCATCAACGTGGCGGCGATCAAGCGCGTCCGGGGGCTGCTCAACGTCGATCTGTACAAGCTCGTGGATGACGGCTTCAAGCCGCTGGGTGCGCTGGTCGGCGACCCGGTGATGCTCGCCGACGTGCTGTACTGCCTGTGCAAGGACGAGGCGGACACCAAGAAGATCTCGGACGAGGACTTCGGCCGGGCGCTGGCGGGCGACGCTATTACCCTGGCGACCGACGCCTTCCTGGAGGAGCTGATCGATTTTTTCCCCGAAGCGAGGGCGCGGAGCAGCCTGCGGAAGATCGTGGCCGAGAGCCGGAAGGTGCGGGACCGGCTGCTGGGCCGGGCCGAGAAGGTCCTGGAGACGTTCGACGCCGACCGCGAAGCGAACAGGTTGTTACACTCATTTGGCATTGCGCCGGAGTCCTCGGCATCGACCCCGGACCCTTCACCCTCCGGGAACTCTGCCTGATGGCCGAGGCCCGCAGCCGCGAGCGCTGGGCGCACACGTCGGCCCTCTTGGCGCTGATTGCCAACGTCCACCGCGACCATCGGAAGAAACCATCACCCTACAAGCCGGCGGACTTCAACCCCCACCTCCGCCGGCGGGAGCCGCCCGTGCGCAAGGCGCCGATTGAGGTGCTCAAGCAGGTGTTCGTGGACCGGAGGTGACGATGGCCGCCGCCTCGGGGATTCGTGCCGGTGCCGCCTACGTCGAGTTGTTCGTCAAGGACAGCCGGCTCGTCAAGGGGCTCAACGCCGCGGCCGCCCGGCTGAAGGCGTTCGGCGCGAGCATCACGGCGCTGGGCGCCCGGATCGCGGGCCTGGGCGTCACCCTCGCCCTGCCGTTCCTGGGCGCGGCCAAGCTGTTTGCGGACATGGGCGGCGACATGCTCGACATGTCGCAGCGGACCGGCGTGGCAGTCGAGGCGCTGTCCGAGCTGCGCTACGCCGCCGAGCAGTCGGGCTCCGGGGCGGAGGACCTGGAGAAGGGCCTCCGCACCATGAGCCGCAACATCATCGAGGCGGCGCGCGGCTCGGCCTCGGCGCGGCGGGACCTCGCCCGCCTTGGCCTGACCATCGCCGACCTGACCGGCCTGTCGCCCGACCAGCAGTTCGAGTTGATCGCCGACCGCCTGTCGCGCATCCAGAACCCGGCCAACCGCGCGGCGATTGCGATGGAGATCTTCGGCCGCTCGGGGGCCAACCTGCTGCCGCTCCTGTCCACGGGGGCGCAAGGCATCCAGGAGCTGCGGCGCGAGGCGAACGGCCTGGGCCTGACCATGAGCACCGAGGACGCCCAGGCGGCCGAGGAGTTCGGCGATGCCCTGTCCAGCCTGTGGCGGTCGCTCAAGCAGGTCGTGTTCATGGTCGGGGCGGCGCTGGCCCCAACCCTCCAGGCCATCGCACAGTGGCTCACCCGCGTCGCCGCCAACAGCGCGGCCTGGATCGACGAGAACCGCGAGGTCATCACGATCATCGCGGCGGTGGTCGCCGGGATCGTCGGCGTCGGCGCGGCCCTCATGGTCCTCGGCCCGATCATCTCGGCGGTCGGCACGGCCATCGGGCTGGTGACCTTCGCCATCTCCGCGGCCACGACTGCCGTAAGCCTGCTCGGCGCGGCCATCGGCTTTCTGTTGTCGCCCATCGGCCTCGTCGTTGCCGCCGTCGGAGGCATCGCCGCCGCCGTCCTCTTCGCCACGGACGAGGGGAACATGGCCCTGGAGTCGCTCGGCCAGGGGTTCGACCAGCTCCTGGGTGCGGCGGGCACGGCATGGCAGGGGATTCAGGACGCCATCGCTGCGGGCGACCTGGCCGGGGCGATGGAAGTCGCCTGGCTGGGCATCCAGGTCGTCTGGGAGGCGGGCATCGCCGCCATCAGCGCGGCCTGGCGGCGCTTCAAGTCGTTCTTCGTGGAGCTGTTCTGGAGCGCCGTCTACGCCGTGGCCCGCGCCTTCAACACGGCCTGGACCGGGATCGAGGTCGCCTTCTGGACGGTGGTCAACGCCCTGGCCGACGGCTGGGACACCTTCTGCACCGGCCTGCAGATCGCCTTCAACGAGTTCGTCGGCTTCTTCCGCCGGGCCTGGGCGCGGGTGCGGAACCTGTTCAGCCCGTCCACGGCCCGCCGCGAGGTCGAGGCCATCAACCGCGAGGTCGAGCAGCAGAACCGCGAGGCCCGCGAGCGGCTCGACCGCCGCGTGCGGGAGCGTGCCCGGCGCGTCGATCAGGCGCGGGAAGGCGGCCGGCAGCGCGAGGAGGCGCTGAACCAGATGCAGGAGGAGGAGCGCCGCGAGCGGCAACGGGAGATGGAGGCCGCCGACGCCGCCGACCAGGAGCGCGTGGCCGCGGCGCAGCGGGCCTTGGAGGAGCGGGCTGCGGAGCTGGCCGCCCAGCGCGAGCAGGCGGAGCTGGAGCGCGAGCTGGCAGCGATGGACCGCGAGGCCCAGCGCGCCCGCCGGCCCGAGCTGGACCTGGAAGGGCTGGACGAGGCCGAGGCCAAGACCGACGTGAAGGGGACCTTCAGCGCCTTCGCCGTGGCCGGCCTCGGCTCCGACAGCCTGGCCGAGCGCACCGCCCGCGCCAGCGAGCAGGTGGCGCGCAACACCGGCCAGCTGGTCCGGGAGGCCCAGAACGGCGGACTGGTCTTCGCGTGAGGGACAGGCGATGGCGGTGATCATCGAGAAGTACGACAGCCGCGAGAGCACCGTCGGGGTCGAGAACCCCTCGGTCGATCTGCTCTACGTCGTGGACGGCACCGAGG